GGGGTATACTATCTTTGAGAACGTAAGCTAAGAGACCGCGCCCCAATCTCGCGCGAAACGCCGAGGGTTTTGAAGGGGTGGGGGTTTGAGCTGGGCTGGGCGAAAAAAAGGAGCGCTATATAATAGAAGAAACTCCGAAGAAGTTTTGCACATAAGGCTTGTGGAAAAACGGTGGAAAACGGGTTAAAACGAGCACTTTTCGGCTAGAAAAGAAGAAAATTTTTGAAAATGCAATGGTTTGCAATGGTTTGCAATGGTACATGTGTGATATATTTAGCATGTAGAAAAAGGCAAGAGAAACTTGCGGCAAAAACAGAGCTTCGCTTGATTGCGAGGCTCTGTTTCATTTTGGGGATTGGAGGGGTGCCCGGAGGGGAGTGAGAGAATGGGTAAAAGAGGGCCTGCGCCGAAACCTACGGCGTTGAAAATATTAGAAGGAAATCCCGGAAAGCAGAAACTAAATGTCAATGAGCCGATACCTCCGAAGGCTGAGAGCATCAAGCCGCCATCTTGGCTGATGCCCGACGCAAAGAAGGAATGGAAGAGATTGGCGCCTTCGCTTGAAAGTATGGGCGTTTTGACCACTGCTGACCTTAAAGCATTTGAAGGGTATTGCCAGGCATATGCGAGGTGGAAGCAGGCGGAAGAAAAGATATCTGAGATCGGTACGACATTTTTGACGCCGAACGGATATATCCAGCAGACTCCTTACGTTTCGATCGCAATGCAGAATATGAAGATGATGCAGTCGTTTGCCAATGAATTCGGACTTACGCCTGCATCTCGATCGAGAATCAATGCGGCGATGGACAGCAAGGGGAAGAAAGATGAAGAAGACCCGATGGAACTGCTGCTTTCGGGACGCTTGTAACGGGGGCGGTCTGAAATGGCATTTGATGAAAGACGCGCACAGCGCGTGATACGGTTTATCAACAACCTCAAGCACACGAAAGGCGAGTTCCACGGGAAGAACTTTGATCTGCTGCCTTGGCAGGAGAAGATTATCGGTGATGTGTTTGGTACAGTGCGCGATGAAAACCCTGATATCAGACAGTACACGACGGCGTATATTGAAATTCCGAAGAAGAACGGCAAATCTGAACTTGGCGCGGCGCTTGCGCTGAACATGCTGGTGAACGATGATGAATGGAATGCGGAAGTGTATTCCTGCGCAGCGGATCGCCAGCAGGCCGGCATTGTTTTTGATGTTGCGGTCGACATGGTTAAGCAAAGTCCGGCGCTGATGAAGCGGATCAAGATCATACCGTCTACAAAGCGCATGGTTTATGAGCCGACTGGAAGCGTTTATCAGGTGCTGTCTTCCGAAGTTGCGACAAAGCACGGTCTGAACGTAAGCGCATGCATATTCGACGAGCTGCACACGCAGCCGACGCGCGCGCTATATGACGTTATGACGCAGGGTTCGGGTGATGCGCGAAAACAGCCGCTTTGGTTTTTTCTTACCACGGCGGGGACGGACCGCAACAGCATATGCTGGACAGTGCACCAGAAGGCGATAGATATCATTGAGGGGAGAAAGATCGACCCGCGTTTCTACCCGGTGATCTTCGGTATTTCAGACGATGATGACTGGCAGGACGAAAAGAGCTGGTACAAAGCGAATCCTTCCCTTGACCAGACGATCACAATAGAAAAGGTGCGCGATGCGTACCACAAGGCTCTTGAATCGCCGGCGGATGAAAACCAGTTCAGACAGTTGAGGCTGAACCAGTGGGTGAAGCAATCTGTCAGATGGATGCAGATGGATAAGTGGGACGAGGGTTCGGATTACGTTGACCCGGAAGAGCTGCGTGGGCGCGCGTGCTACGCGGGGCTTGACCTTTCGACCACGAGCGACTTGACCGCGCTGGTGCTGGTGTTTCCGCCTGTGGACGAAGATGAGCCTTACAAGGTACTGCCGTTTTTCTGGATTCCGGAGGACAGCATAAAACTGCGCGTGCGGCGCGACCATGTGCCGTATGACGTGTGGGAGAAGCAGGGGCATGTGTTTGCTACTGAAGGAAACGTTGTGCATTACGGATTTATTGAGCAGACGATCATTGAACTTGGTGAAAAATACAACATTCGGGAAATCGCGCACGACAGATGGAACGCGACCATGATGGTTCAGAATCTGGACGGTGACGGGTTCACGATGGTGCCGTTTGGCCAAGGGTTCAAGGATATGTCTCCGCCGACCAAGGAACTGATGCGCATTGTGCTGGAGCGAAAGCTGAACCACGGCGGGCATCCTGTGCTTCGCTGGTGTATGGACAATGCATATGTCCGGACTGATCCTGCGGGCAACCAGAAGATCGACAAGGAGAAATCCACTGAGCGCGTTGACGGCGCTGTTGCGCTGGTCATGGCGCTTGACCGGGCGCTCAAAAACCAGAGCAGCGGGTTTTCTATATATGATGAGCGCGAGCTGCTGTTCATATGATGATACATTAGAGGTGAATTCTGTGCCGTACAAGCCGAAAAGGCCGTGCCGGTTTCCGGGATGCCCGAATTTGAGCGATAAAGTGTACTGCGAGGCGCACAGAAAATGGGATTCGCGCGAGACGGCCGCGGAGCGCGGATATGACGCACGCTGGCGCAGGGAACGAGAATTGTTCCTGCGCAAGAATCCGTTGTGCGTAAAGTGCAGAGCGGCGGGCAAAATCGTGCCTGCCCGGGTTGTTGACCATATCATCCCGCACAGAGGCGATCCGACACTTCGGTGGGATCAGCGGAACTGGCAGCCGCTGTGCAAGGATTGCCACGGCATAAAGACGGGAAATGAAGACAGCAATCCTGTTTATAGCTATAACCGATAATCGGTGGCAGCAGAGCAAAAGCGCTCTGCTTTTTTATTTGGAGGTGTAAAAATTGGCGTTTCGGATACCGAAGCTGATCCGATCCCGAGATAAGCCGCGGGTGCAAAACTACATGGGCGGCAACGCGGGGGACGAAGTTCTGTTTGGCAGGGGAGCAACCGCGGCCGGCAAGGAAGTGACACCCACATCGGCAATGCAGCTTTCTGCTGTTTATGCTTGCGTTCGGGTGATTTCCGAGACGATCGCAAGCCTTCCTTTTTCTGTGTATGAGCGCACGGAAACCGGCCATCGAAAGGCAACGGATCACCCGCTGTACAGGCTGATCCACGACGAACCGAACAGCGAGATGACGTCCTTCGTATGGCGTGAATCGATGCTTGCGAATCTGCTGATCTGGGGCAACGGCTATGCGCAGATCATTCGCGATGGGCGCAATAAGGTAATTGGCCTATACCCTCTGCTTTCGTGCAATATGCGCGTGTATCGCGGCGAGGACGGAGAGCTTCGATACGAATACCAAAACGGTAAAAAGGGCGTGGTCACTCTATTGCCAGAGGAAGTGTTCGTTGTTCCGGGACTCGGTTTTGACGGTGTGCGCGGGTACAGCCCGATCGCGATTGAAAAAAACGCGATCGGCCTTGGGATCGCAGCTGAGGAATACGGGTCCAACTTCTTCGGCAACGGGGCGACGCCATCCGGCGTATTGACGCATCCGAACACAGTCAAGGAGCCTGCAAAACTGCGCGCGGCTTGGAACGCTGCGTATGGCGGTTCCAAGAACTCCGGCAAGGTGGCTGTGCTTGAAGAGGGAATGCAGTTTCAGCAGATCTCCATTCCCAACAACGAGGCGCAGTTCCTTGAGACGAGGAAGTTCCAAGTCAGCGAAATTTGCAGGATATATCGCGTGCCGCCGCATATGATCGGCGATTTGGAGCATGCGACGTTCTCCAATATTGAGCATCAGTCCATATCTTTTGCCGTGCATACGATACGGCCCTGGCTGGTTCGCATTGAGCAGGCCGCAAACAAGCAGTTGTTCAATGAGGAAGACAAGGGCCGTTTTTATACGCAGTTCAATATGGACGGTTTGATGCGCGGCGACTACAAGAGCCGTATGGAAGGGTACGCGATCGCACGGCAGAACGGCTGGATGAGCGCGAATGACATCCGAGAAAAGGAGAACGAGAACCCGATCCCGGACGAGGAAGGCGGCAATGCCTATCTTGTCAACGGCAACATGATATCCATAGAGGCAGCGCAGGCTCAGTTGGCTGCCGGTGGAAATAAGGACAGCGCAGAGGAGGTGAAAACGAAATGAAATTTTGGAATTGGGTACAGGCTGAGAGCGGGCGCGAACTGATCCTTGAGGGCGTTATTGCAGAGGAAAGCTGGTGGGGCGACGAGGTCACTCCGGCACAGTTCAAGGCTGACCTGATGTCGGGCAGCGGCCCGGTATGCGTCAGGATCAATTCGCCGGGCGGTGACTGCGTTGCGGCATCCATGATCTATACGATGCTGATGGACTATCCGCATGACGTGACGGTCAAGATTGACGGCATGGCTGCCAGCGCCGCATCTGTCATTGCAATGGCAGGCAGCAAGGTGATGATGTCTCCGACGAGCCTGATGATGATCCACAATCCGCTGACGGTAGCGATGGGCGACAGCGAGGAGATGCGCAAGGCGATCCAACTGCTGGACGAAGTCAAGGAATCGATCATCAATGCATACGAGATCAAGACCGGGATGTCGAGGACAAAA